ATATAAATTTATTCAATATTAGTCATTGGTTCCCAGGCAGCACACCACCATACGGCTTTAACAGGTGCGTTGTTCCATCTTGTACATAAACCTTCTACATAGTAGCCACAGTTCTTACAGTTTTCACTGCCTGTTGCGGGTTCATATGCTTCTGGTAAATCTGGGCTTATAGGTGTGCCATCAGGATAAGTTCTTGTTATCTCATCTTCATCTGGACTTGGAACACCTTCTTGCTCTGCTAATTCTTCTTCTAATTCGTGCTCTGGCATTTCAATGTCAATAGCATCCATAACAGCGTTTTCAATTAGCAAACGCTTGACAGGATCTTGAACAATCTCACTGGCAGTTTTTAACTGGCTTAGTTCATTGTCAGTGTTATGTAATGCAAAGTTATCTGGATATTCAATCTCACCATCCCAAGTATAGCCCATGTATGTATAAATGATCTGCCATATTTGTTCTTCTGCTAGTTCTAAGTTATCAGCAATGCTTGATAGTTTTGCGTTAAGCAATTGGAATTCTGTTTCAATAGCAATACCTGACATTGATTTAGTTTCAGTGACACGTACAGCACCGACATTACCCATTGAATCAATCATCTTTTTGCGATTGTTAATACTGTTGTAAATCTTATCTATCTGGCCACCTTCAAACTGTAATACATATGGCTTTAAGTTTGGATCTAAGTTCTCTTCCATAGTGATAACCTGTCCAGCAGCCGCACCCTGTGCGTTTGTGCCTGCTGTGGCTACTAATGAGGGATGAGTATCTAATCTAATACTGTCATAGACTTCACTTAGTTCGTTGTAGATCATTCGTTGTTGGTCTGCTATGTCATCAACTAAACTATTACCTAAACCTCTAACTGGACTGCGTTCAGCATAAGCACAGACAAAAGGCAAATAGCCTAGACCGTTTGTTTCTACAATCATATCTGTGACACGTTCTTGTTGTGTATCTAAATTATAAGTTGTAATTGTATCGTATGTCCATTCTTTAACAACAGTTTCAGTGCCATTGACTTCTTCTACATACTTGATATATTCTAATTGATAACCACCATTAGGCTGTCTTGCCCAACGCCAATCTGTGACTGCTAAAGGATTATACATTGACAAATAAGGTCTGGCATTCATAGCCATTTCGTCTGCCATTGTTATAGCACCGACATCAGGCTTGGCTACAGCAATCCAAACATGTCCAAACACGCTGGCCCACTGTGCGACATCTTTCATAAACGCATTCATATTGCGTCCATCTAGGTCTGCGTCATTGACAATATCTTCTATGGTAAAGTTATTTTCTAAACTACCAAACTCACGCTTGGGTTCTGTTCTAAACAAGAAACTTGTATATAGGCTAATTAGACTTCTAACTTGATTGTCTAATGGGGTGTTGTTTAATCTAACTGCGTATTGTGTGTCGCTTTCAAGTGCATAGCGTTGTAGGTAAGCACCTTCACGATATGCTTGTCCGCCCGTAAACGAGGACAGTAAAAATTGCCAGCGTTGTTGATTACGACTGTAGGTTGTGTTACCTGCTGTTGCCTGTAGGTAGGCATTTTGGAAGGTCTGGAGTTCCGCCATATATGGCTCCTTTTAATATGTTATTTATGCCAATGCGTGGCCGAACGCTCTCGGAGCAACTCGTTGTTGTGGTTTCTGTATAGGATATAAGAATTCAATCAAATAACCTAAACTGTCACAAGCATGATCCCATCCGTCTTTTTGAGGAACCATTGTTTCTGGTTTGTAACTCCAGTTTCTTAAACTTTTAATAGTATGTTTGCAACGAGGATCTATTTTAAATCTTGTAGTGTTATCATCACGTTTAAAGAATAAACTATTACAAGCATTTATTCTATCTTTAACTAAAGGATGACTACGGTGGTAGCGTGTAGTAAATCCTGCCATCTCTAGAATCTTAATGTCAGTATTTCCATTGGCACTTGTTTTTCTTTGTTGACCCGCAGGATCCGGCATCACAGTAATGGGATTTTTAGGATATCTATTTCTAAGTTCATCGCAGAACTCATTAGTGTTACTGTTCTCTAGAATAATCTCATCAAATATTTCAATACCTCGACTGGTGTTGCGACCCACTTGAGCACATAGAGGCGTAACGTTGAAATCCAATCCTACTACCAATGTTTCATATTCATTAGGCTTGACTACTTCTGTAATGTTATGCTCACCAAACTCATACATAATAACACCAGCAAATTGTTCCCAACTTGCAAGATATTCTTGTGCAAATACTTTAGGACTTAGATCCTGCTTGGCTTGTTCTATTTCTTCAGCGTCAACGAATCCACCGTCAATGGTTGTGTAACTAAAACTCATCCAACCCTTTTTAGTTAGATAGTTATCGTATAAATCACGGGCAGTTTGATTACCTGCTTTAGGTGTGCCTATGAATAGTGCATGTCCTTTTTTATCGCTAAGTGAGGCACGAATGATTTGATTCCAAATGATATCTAAATCAATGTCAGCAAACTCATCAATGACAATAAAGTTTAATGATTCTCCACGCAGATTATCACCTTGCTCTGCACTCTTCAAACATATCTTTGAATTATTTACGAGACTGATCGTAAGTTCACTTTCATTTGTATCTTTAATCCAGCGTAGACTTCTAAGTTTATTTTTAAGTTTGTCCCATACAAGACTTTTTGCTTGTTGGCGGCTATTAGTCAAGTACCATACAACACTATTAGGTTGGCTAGCATAACGGCAAAGTTCTCTCATGCTTAAGAAAGTTTTTCCGCCACGACGACCTGCAACTACTACACGGAATCTAATTGGACATTCTGCTATAAGTTGTTGTGGCTTACTTAGAGGCATCTATGTTATCTAGTTCTTCTTTGAGATTGTCTTTAATCTCATCAATGTCTTCATCATCAAATACTTGATCAGTATTTTCATCATGCCAAGGTAATGGTTTTGTATCTACAGTATTTGTAGGATTGTCACTTTGTAAAAGTATATTTTTGCCAAGCCAAATAAGTAGGGTAGCGTTTCCACTAAGAGCAGTTTGTAGTTGTGCTCTTCTTAAACTAGTTTTTAGTTGATGACGCCCGTTTGTAAGATATCCGCTAAAATTGTATCTTAATGTTGATTCACTGATGCCAAAGTATTCGGCAATTTCTCTATCATTACAGCCTAGGCTGGCCAAGTGTTCTACCTCACTTTGTGGTATAACTTTTTTATCTCTACCCACAATCAATCCTGTGACAATCTTAGTGCCTATCTTTGGATCTTTACGCTCTGGATATTCTTCTGTGTTCATAATATTCTTTTTAAGTGTTCCAACTCGCTGGTAGATAGAAATAATTCAAATTTATAGTCATAAATGCTTTGACTTTCAAATTGAATATGCCATACTTGAGTCAATGGTTCATAAGTCTTAGTAACTTTGACTCGGTAGTCTTCATTGCTAACTACATATGGATCGGCTTTACCGCCATGTATTAAAAATGCACCATGTTTGGTTGCCATATATTTATTCCTTTTTTATAAAATCTTTACTACACTAAACTCTGTTGTAAAGAAGTCTTTGTTTAACTTTGCTGCCAGATTCTCTGCTGGCTTTTTATTGGGGTACGTTGTTCTTACATACTTCTTTAATTGACCACGCTCTGTCCAAGATTCTGTTTTTAGATTAAAGGGTAGATCTTTATACAGCACAGCATATAATCCTTGAGCATCCAATACTTCTACGCCGTTGAAGTCATCTAATTGTCTAGACAATAATATTGTTGCCGGGGGTCTAGCCATTACTGTACTCTCTTTAGTATTGAGTCTATACCAGGCAATGCTAGATTAGCATTTAGCCAAGCGTGTTCTTCAAACCACACTGAGTAATATTCATATTCAAAGTTAAAAGTCATATCACGAGCAAAGCGTTTGCAAACATCTTTGAGTTCAGACTCTTCATCCTCATCCATTGCGGCAAATGCGTAGGTAGCAATACGGGTTTCTATGATCATAGTTTTCTATCCGGTCTATTTGTTGGCTTTAGTTTGAAGTGCTTTGAATTACAGCACATCTGTGAGCCGCAGGTCATTGTCACTGAATAATCGCTGACATCTTGTTTATTTTCCATCATCCATACTAGTCTTCTTGCCTGTGTCATTTGCTGAAGTCCATTTCTGTACGCACCCATAAGTGCTCCACTAGGGCTTTCACTGCCCGACCAAGTAGTGCAGTCATCTTCTGTGAGACCTGGGACAATCTTTGACTTTAATCTATTTTCGTGAAATCCCCACTCTCCGTATTCAACGTAGTCCTGCTGTGTTCTATACCATTCTTTACCTCTGCTCATTGTTGCTCCTCAATCATACGCACGAGTTCTGGGTTTTCTCTTAAGCAATGTATCATCGCTGTAGCCAATACATCTACTTGGCCTTCACTAAGACATTGATTTAACGTTATTTCCCATATATGAAATATCTCGTGAAATATTGTTTGTAAGCGAACCCATCCTTGTAGTTCTGGATCTATAATAATAGTATTTGTCTTTGGATCACATAAGCCAAGACAATCAAC